GCCTTGCGCTTGTGCAATAATTTTTGCAGCTTCTTTCTTGTGCTGATTGTAATGGTCAAAAATCGTTTGCTTGATATCCTGTTCCAGCATTTCGAACGACGGCTGGTTCATATATTTTGCAAGAACTGTGATGTGATTAAGGTGCTCGTGATAGGGCTGAACCGTTGCCTCTTCGCGCCCAATCATGCGCCAGATTTCCTCAATCTGCACGTCCTGCGCCATATCAGCAATATCCTTGATTGGCTTGATGTCGCCGCCGAGAAGCTGTGAGACGACTTCCTTGACGGGAAGACCTGCTTTCTCAATGGCACCGCTCTCCATGAGCTTGAAAAGCTGCTCTTTGCGGGCGGCTGGATCAATCGGCTGGTATTGCCCGAACCCTACAACGAGGTTCACACGGCCCTTGAGGTCTGCACCCTTGAAAGATTTGAACGGTGCGTGCGTGCTGGCACCCGCAGTGGAGAATTCCCGCTCCTCTGTGATGTACTGCTTCGCATCTGAGATGCAGAGAGTGTACACGCGAGAAACGAAATCCTTCTTTTTCGTGAATATTGAAATGAGTTTCGCTTCGGAGCGTTCAATTGCTGTCAAAACGGCATATGAGGAAAGCTCGCGGTTTATCTCGCCACGGTCGAACTCACCGGAGGCATAAACTTGGTCGATTTCCGTTGAAAGGAGCTCATAGTACCGCCAGATATCAGTGGTGACAACTCCTGCATCCAAGTGCAAGGGCTTTTCGCCTGTGGAGGCGTTGTAAGGAATGCACTTCACTCCTTTTGGAGAGTTGAAGTTCGCGTTTTGTGATGTTGGAACGAGAACCTTCGTTTCGCCAACATTCTCGATGTTGTTGTCAACCTTTTCGAAGAGCCGCGCTAGTCGGTCCCCATGAATTGAGACCAACTGTGCGCGAGAAATTCCGTAGCAGTCGTTCGTATCAAGGTCTGTCATCACGCAGAATGGAAGCTGGCCGTGTTCGTTCGCAAGAGGCTTCCTTGAGATGAGAATGATATCGCCATTATTGTAGAGAAACGTGACTTTTGCACCGCGCATTCCATTTTCTGGCATATGCTTCTCATAGAACGTCCAGACGATGATATTTTCTGGCTTGTCATAGGGGGAATCATCTTCCATGTTCCCTTCTGTGTCCTCTTTGAAGCCGTTCTTTCTGCGCTGTGAAAGCTCAATGGCATCTTTCTCAAATTCTGGGTGTTCCCACGCAAAAGTCGAAAGAGCCGTTCTATTTCCTGCGACACACCAGTTTGCATCGACTTCAAATACTGTTGCTGTTGGGTCGATAACAAAGAGAGTCGGGTCTTGGTAGTAGAAATTATGGTCGCCAGTCATTTCGATTTCATCGTCGATGTTCTCAGGAGCTTTCTTGATGTCTCCTTTGAAGGGATTCCACTCTACGCCGAGAACTCCGATACCTTTCTTGGCAACATCCAACCAAACTTTTCTATCAAGAATCGTTTTCAGTGGTGTCGTCTTGTAAATGTTGTCGCAATATCTCTGGGTGTACGTCTCAGCGCGGCGCGTGAGCTCGTCAGAATCCAGAGACTGTGCCACTACGGTTGGCTCTGACATCATGAGCTTTGCGTGGAAGTTTATCATCGAAATTCCAACGCGACATGAAATCGGAGTAAGCTGTCCTACTCCGCTGTCCGCAATCGCATAGAATCTTGCGTCGATAGCCGCAGGAGAACGCTGTTGTTTGTTCACGTTTTGATAGATGCACTCTCCCGATTCCCATTCGGCGCGAAGGCGCGAGAGCTTATCTAACCCGCTTTTCATGCGCTTTTTTAGCACTTCTATCAGTTGTTCATCTGATAGATGTCGAACTTTTCTCATCGAACTCTTCTCCTCTCAAAATATTTCAAGGTTTTCTCTTTGTCATAGTTCTCCCACTCTTCCATCATTGCCTTGTCTCCATCTGAGACGAGTTTTTGCTCTTCGGTGAGAGTTTCTGCACAGTGTTCTGGGTCCGCAGGAGGGATTTCTTCACAGAAGTATCGAAGAGCATCCACGCAGTGCAGCTTTTTCAGTTTTGGCTTTCCATCCTCACCGCGCTTCGCCTTCTGCAATTCCGAAATCACTTTTGCAGCGCCGAAACGAAAGAATTTCACCCTGCCTGCAGAGACTGCGTTTCTTGTGGAAGTGATTGAGCGTTCAACATTCTTGAGAATACAGGGAATCCACTGCCCTCTTTTGTGCTCGCAGTGCGCGGCAAACCAGTTTTCAGCATTGTCATAGACACTGAGAAAATACCGATAGCCTTCTGGAAGTCCGACAATGTTTGCGTGGTCATCGACTTCTTTTTCGATGTCCGTTGCCTTCACTGTCTTACCTTTCCACTCGATGGTGCGCGAGAGTTCGCAGTACCAGTCGGTGGTTCCGTCTTCATTGGGTTTTGGATCCTCGGCAAAGATGCACAGACCGGACTTGTGCCCGGCGGGGTCCAGAAATCGCGCTCTCCGCCAGCTAGCAGGGATGGGAAAGTCTTCAACGACTTCTGGGTCCACATTCTCAAACAGCGGGTCTCCTGGCTCAATTTCCTCAGTGTAACACCAGTCGCCAAAGATACGCATGTGGCGCTCTGATTCATCAAGCCCTTCGAATTCTGCCAAAGCACGCGCAAGCCTAGCGGGGTTATCGCGGAACACAGGGTTATCGTACATGCTCCATCGGTGCCTGGACAAACCCTTATGTTTTTCGATGTACTCCACGATGTCTTCTGGAACGTCAACAGGCGTAAAGCCCATTGACATCACGCCGTCACCGTCCAGACAGCGCACGATAAGCTCCGTAAGCATTTTCAGGTCTTTTGGCGCTTCATCGAGCCAAACGCCGCCGTCTACCTTCGCACCCATCTTTGAGAGCAGGGATTGCGTGTAAGAGCGAAATGCAAGGGTGTCACCGTTTCGAAAGGTGACGCCTTGTACGAACTCAACGCCGTGAACCTTATCGGTCTGAATCATCGGCACAAGGTCATCGTTCGTGTAATACCACTGTGGAATAAACATGTTGAGAAATGCTTTCCACACAGTGTCATTGATGAAGGTAAGGTCCGGTGCGGACATCCAGAAGATTTTCGGTTTTGTGTCCATGTACTCTTTAATATCAGAGCACATATACCCTGGAATGTAAGGATGCCTACGCATAAGACGCCACGAAAGGTCTCGCATGTTCGTGAACGTTTTCGCAGAACGGTTTCCGCACTGTGCAAGCTTTGTCAGAGCTTCATCCTGCAAGAATGCCAACTGCTTATCGAACGGAACGATGGCAGGATTTTCAGGACAGAAAATATTGTCCTTGTATGCTTTTTCTTCCATCAACGCATCCCAAAAACGCAATACGTCTGTCCTCACAAGCACCTCCTATCCAAAAATCTCGGTAAGAATGTCACGCTTTCGCTTCCTACTTTGATGTTTTTGAAATGGATGAACAAGAGCAGTCTCTGCATTCCATCCTTTTGAAGTCCTAGTATATATCACTTTTGGATTCGGAATATCATACCCCATCGCTCTGTATTTTTCAACGGCCTCTGTAACTGTTATTTTTTCACCGAAAAAGCTATGGACTCTGCATATAGACCTGTTTCTTAATTGCTCAAGAGTTGTAGCCCATCTGCAGTTTTCTTTGTAGTATCCTTTGTTATTATCGATTCTGTCGATAGAAAGCCCATCTGGACACTCTCCCATGTCAGCATAAAAGTTTTCAAAGCTTTCCCAAGCTGGATCGTACGAAATTCCTCTGGCACCATAGTGTTTGTACTCCTTTATGTTGGGATTCGAGCATCGTGCTTTCATAGCACACCAGCTATTGTGAGTTCTGCTGAATGAAAGACCGTGTTTAGTGAACTTTCTCTTGCAAATCTCTGCGTTCAAACACCCGCAACTTTTTATAGCACCTTTCAAAAGACTGTAGATGTACGCTTCCTTTTGCTTTCCGCAGTCGCACTTCACAAGACAATAATATTTACGGTGAGACAGGATAGGAGAGACTACTTCTAGTCTCCCAAACCTATCACCAGCCGAAATTAAAACATCCGTTTTCATCAGTATTTCAACCTCAATTTCTTCTGAATTTCTTTCTTGCTTTTCCCACCTCTTCTATAGTTCGATTCGCGAGAGTTGTCGCCTTTTGAGGCCCAAATTGCCTTCTCGTCGTTGGATTTCCCATTGCGATGAGAACCGCCTTCAACGTGAAAGGCAACCATGTCAGAGCCTGGATCCTTCCCGCCATTCCGTGCTATCAACCTCTCACGAGCTACTGAGATTACAGCTCCGTAATTCGTGCCTTTCTCTTTCACGAACTTTGAGCGAACCTTGTCGTAAAGCCCGCGAGAGGTTTCTGCCTTTCGCGTCTGCTCTTTACGCTCTTTCAAGCGTGCCTTCGAGGTTTCTTTGCTCATGAAAACTCCTTAGATGAACGTCTTGAGCTTGATAGTAGTGCTATTAAGTGCGATACCTATTGAGTATCCTCCATATAAGGTGTTAACGTTTTGAATCGGATCAGCATAGGCAATTTCTCCAGGAACTAAAGAAGAGAACCCTGATAATATCTGACCTGCTGAAACATTTGCTGAAATAAGAGAAGAAGTGTTAGACTTTCCTATTATTATTCCAAACGACGTGTACATCTTAGCCAAAGAGGGAGTTGTGCCGGAAATTGATAGAACACAGGAAGTTCCGTAATTAGAATTACCGGCATCACGATAGCATACGAGTGCTTTTGTGTCGCTTAAAGCAGTGACGGAGATGTAAGAAGAGTTTGCACTTTCAAATACTACGGGAGTTCCTGCAGTGATAGTTGTGCCGGAAATTGATAGAACACAGGAAGTTCCGTAACTAGAATTACCGTTATCACGATAGCACACGAGTGCTTTTGTGTCGCTTAAAGCAGTGACGGAGATGTAATCAGAGTATGCACTTTCAAATACTACGGGAGTTCCTGCAGTGATAGTTGTGCCGGAAATTGATAGAACACAGGAAGTTCCGTAACTAGAATTACCGGCATCATAATAACACACGAGTGCTTTTGTGTCGCTTAAAGCAGTGACGGAGATGTAATAA